CATAAAATAATTTATGATAATAATAATAACAATAATAATATCTAATGATATAATTAAAGAATGGCCATTGTTTTTAGTTCAGTCGATTTACTTAATATACGCCAGGTGACCACTGTAAATGGAAATATCTGTTACAGAATAAAAACGGATGACTGCCCAGTTAGATACGTGTTCACGCCAAAATCAACTACATTTATTGCCACAAAATATGCCAATGTCATTCACATTTTCAACTTAAAACACAATGGCGTATTTCCGGTCAAGTTTAAAGAATACATTGAACACCACATTAGGGAAAATTTATACGAGTTTTTTTTTAAACCACTTTTAATTGGAGAATCTCTAAGATTATGGCGCAAGATAAATAAGAATTCACACAATTTTGCAATCATACGCCAATCTTCAGAATGCAAACCGTTCATCGATTTATCAAATGCAAAAAGGATTGTCCATCAATTGAATGCTGCGCTCCAACCGAAATGTCCTGAGTTTCATTTGCACATTGATTACATCTCATCATTCCCTCCGGATAGCGTAGTGTCTTTGTATTCAGATATTTCTCCGAATTCTTATTTTCAACCTCAAATAATATTGTGTTTATTCACTGGCAATAATTGCGTGTCATCTATAGCAATCAATGTCACCGAGTCCGAAATGACCATTGATTCTAGGACGAATGAACTATATTTTGAACGAAAATTCAACACATTGTTGCGAGCGGTTGCAATAATTGTATCAACCAGTCTTAATGAAAGGGCTGAAAGATTGGTGTCTAGTGCAATCAATGTGGTATCCGCATTATTGATGATAAAACGGTTTAATGCAGTTAACGGAGACATAAGCAGCAAAACTGTTGCACCCGAAAAACTGGATAAAGTCATCAAAGATTATTTTGATCATAATAAAAAAAGCATGGAAACGTATGTTGAATTGAATGAGGAGAATATTGCAAATGCAACGTCCGTGTTTCATGAAACTATTCCAAGAATGAACTGTGACCCGTTAAAAGGTGAAAGAATTGTTTATAGTTCTAACGCTTTACTTAATATACGCCTGCTGACCACTGTAAATGGCAACATCTGTTATGAAATACGTGAAAGTGCAGAATGTGCATGTCCAGTTAAATACGTGTGGACGCTGGAATCAACTACATTTATTGCCATTGCCATGAAATATGATGATGTCATTCACATTTTCAACTTAAAACACAATGGCGTATTTCCAGTCGGGTTTGAAGAATACATTGAACAAATTAAACCCAAATTGTATGCGTATTTTGAAAGTGGAGTTGGGGTTGGTAAAGCTTTTATGATAAGTGATGAGATAAATCGTCGCGATAATCCATACAATTTTGCAATCATACGCCAAGTATCATCTTCATGCCAATGTAAACCGTTAATAGACTTGTCAAATGCACAAAGGATTGTCCATCAATTAAATGCTGCACTTCAACCGACCTGTCCTGGGTTTCATTTGCACATTGATTACATCACATCATTCCCCCCGGATAGCAGTGTGTCATTGTATACAGACCTTTTTATAAATTCTTTTTTTCAACCTCAAATCGTATTGTGTTTATTCACTGGCAATGATTGCGTGTCATCTATAATAATCAAGGTAACCGAGTCCGAAATGACCATTGATTCCGAAACGAATGAACTGTATAAGGAACGAAAATTCAACACATTGTTGCGAGCGGTTGCAATAATTGTATCAAAAAGTCTTAATGAAAGGGCTAAAACATTGGTGTCTAGTGCATCCAATGTAATATCTGCATTGTTGATGATAAAACGGTTTAATGCAGTTCCCCGTAACGGAGACATAAGTAGCAAAACTGTTGCACCTGAAAAACTGGATAAAGTGATCAAAGAGTATTTTGATCATATGGGAGGCATGGAAACGTGCGTTGAATTGAATGAGGAGAATATTGCAAATGCAACGTCCGTGTTTCATAAAACTATTCCAAGAATGAACTGTGACCCGTTAAAAGGTGGAAAAAAGAAATATACTAGAAAGGTTATAAACAAATCAAAAAAATACAAACACAAAAAATACAAAAAAATCACAAAAACTCGCAAATAAAATAAATGACATTTTTCTTTATAATACAAATTTGTCCAAATACACACATTCCTCATTTACTGTTATAAATTGCTTTGAATTATTCTAACCAATTGAGCAATGATGCTGTTGTTGTCTATTTTGTTGTTCCATTTATTGTGCCAGTGATAACAAAAACTTCCTTTAAAAAAATTATTAAAATCATACGGTTTGTCTGTGTCTTTGAAAAATTTATCAGTGCCGATATTGTATGGATTTTTTACCCAATCCGCGTCAAACCATGCGCATGGTAGAACAAGCATGTCCAGCGCTAAATCATATGTCAAACTGGCTTCTTGAAACCCCCAGCCACGATTGCATTGAATTATGAACTCAATGTTTTTTCTCATTTTTTCAGACTGCGGTTCTAATGATATACATATCGCATTGTTTGGATAATTTTGGTTTTCCCATTGATAAACGCATATTTCATTCTCAAAATTGCAAAAAAGGGGGTCAAAACTTCGCAAAATGAAACAATCTAAATCAAACCATATGCCACCATGATTATACAATAAAAACATTCTAACTACATCTGAATAATAAGGAAATGCACGTTTGAAATAAAACTTATTTTTTACAAAATGTGCATTCATTATTTCACTCATCAATGAAAAATTCTGAATTTCAGCGTATTTTGCTATTTCAACATTGTATTGATTGGGCGTATTATTTTCCAACCACAATATGATCTTGTGTTTGTTTTGGCGCACATTGAAATAATAACAGGACAACACCGAATACAAGTGTTTTTCACTCAATTCGCCATTCCAATAACAATGAAAAATGACCGATTTCTCATATTTTCCTTGCAAATTAAGAGCCACATTGATTGTTTCAGTGTAATCAGTTCGGTTTGTCAATAACTTCATTTTATGTACATTAGTGATAAGTTATTTCAATATTTTTTCCGTATGAAAGTTTATCCACGATTGCACAAATGTCGTAATGGCAGTGGATGCCAGCAAAAAGAACGCCGCGCTAAACACAATCGTGCGATCAAATTCGGTAAATGCCGCCTGATTCGGATTGGTCCATGGATTGAACCGCACCAGCAAGAACGCAATTATGAAATACTTTAACACGGAATTCAGCGTGACAAGATATGACGGGGCCACCGTCGCAAGACCTAGCAGCGCTATCGCATACAATCCGTACCAGGCATACAGCACGCCGTAGTAAAAATGTTGAATCCATTCTCTCCAAGTCATTCGTTTTATTTTTTGATGCATTTGGGTTAATTTGTGATGCATTTTGCGGGTCGCGTTTAATATTCGGTTATATTATTTATTTGTATTGTATTAAGTGCAAATCAATAATTATAATTCAATACAATGAATCTGGAACTCTCAAAGTTTGATATGCGCTCCATCAGCTTTAGGCCCGATGAAAACAAGGGGCCCGTTATCGTCCTCATCGGCCGCCGTGACACCGGTAAAAGTTTCCTCGTCCAGGACCTCATGTTCCACCACCAGGACATCCCCATCGGCACCGTCATTTCCGGCACAGAGGCCGGCAACGGCTTCTTCGCCGCCCACGTCCCAAAGCTCTTCATCCACGACGCTTACAACACCGCCATCATTGAAAACATCCTCAAGCGCCAAAAGGCCGTCCTCAAACAAGTGAAAAAGGAGGTTGAAACGTATAAACGCTCCACCATTGACCCCCGCACCTTCGTCGTCCTGGACGATTGTCTCTACGACAACAAATGGACCAAGGATGTCATGATGCGCCTCCTATTTATGAACGGGCGTCATTGGAAGATCATGTTAGTCATCACAATGCAATATCCGCTCGGCATTCCGCCCAATTTGCGCACGAATATTGATTACGTGTTTATCCTGCGCGAACCCTACATTGCCAATCGCAAACGCATCTACGAGAACTACGCGGGCATGTTCCCCACGTTTGAGAGCTTTTGTCAGGTGATGGACCAGTGCACCGAGAATTTTGAGTGCTTGGTGATCAATAACAATGCGAAATCCAACAAACTGCAGGAGCAAATCTTCTGGTACAAGGCGCAACAGCACGGGCCGTTCAAGTTAGGCTCTAAGGAATTCTGGGAAATCTCCAAAGATCTGCACTCGGATGATGAAGAGGAGAACTATGACCCCAAAAACTCGGGTAAAAAGGGGCCCAAAATCAACGTGAAAAAGAGCAAATGGTGAAAAGCGCTCACGCAATTGCGTGAGCGCTCCTCCAATCGGCGTAGCATGTTGAAAAAAACGCTTCACATTTATGTCTGCTCTCGTATACGCGAAAGCAAATTTGAAAAAGTGCTTTTGTTTGTACAAAAGCACTTTTTCATAAACTAATCTACCATTATTAAACTGGTTTCCCAAAAGCTGCTTTCAAAATGTAAAAACACTTATACATAAAACAACTTAAACAGAGTCCGCCTATGCATAGTATAAACCCATACTACCATGGAACCCGCAACACACCCACATCAACCACAACAGCCGGAGCTGAACATCGTTGAGCTGATTGAGAAAAACCCCATCACCAGACTGTCGCAAGAATACAACGGACGGCTACTGACCAAAATTCAGGAATCATTCACTGGATTTGAGCAACAGTTGTTTGTGAGTAGCTTTTATTGTTACCTGAATTATGACAAAAATATTGATTTCGTCGTTGATTTGGACAATGTATGGAAATGGTTAGGATTTCAACAAAAGGTGAATGCAATGACATTGTTGGAAAAACAGTTCAAAATTGACATTGATTACAAAAACCTCTCTGTTTTAGAGACCCCAAAAATAAAAATGAATGGAGGTCACAACAAGCAAATCATCATGCTCACCGTTCGTTGTTTTAAGTCGCTCTGTCTGAAGGCTCAAACGAAAAAGGCATCAGAAATTCACGAGTATTACATGAAGATGGAAGAGGTTTTGCATCAGGTCGTGGATGAAGAAACCGATGAACTCAAACAGCAGTTGGAACAAAAAAATGCCGTCATTCAAGCAGTGATTCAAGAAAAGGAATCTATGATCCAATCCACGAAGAAAGAAAAGCAGCGTGCCGTGGAGCAGGCGATCATTGGCCAGTTCCCATTGAACACGGAGTGCATCTATTTTGGCACCATTGACAACACGAATACCGACAACGAGAAGCTGATCAAATTCGGCCACACTAATGATTTATCCACGCGCGTAATTGATCACCGCAAAAAATACCAAAATTTCGTGCTGGTCGCCGCCTTCCGGGTACAAAACAAGGTGGAGATAGAGAACCTGATCAAGACGTATCCGAAGATCAAGCGCAACATCCGCAGCATTGAAGTGGGCGGCAAAAACAAGACCGAAATCATTGCATACGACAGCACGTATTTCACGATTGAGAGACTGAAGAAACACATTGCCGACATCATTCATTCGCGCACATACAGCATTGACAATTTCAACCGACTGATGCAGCGAAACGAGGTACTAGAAACCGAGACCCGTGAATTGCAAAAAACGTCGGCAAAACAGGAAGAGGAACTGAACGAATTGCGGGAACTCGTGGCCAAGCAGAAGCAGGAGCTGGAGGTGGTTGCGGCGGGTCACCAATCCGTCTATCAGAATGTGCTGCTGCCCGAGGACGAGCTGACGCAGAAGTTCAACGAAT